GTATTGAATGAGGAATTCAAAAAACAAATATTTAATGGAAACTATGTATCCTATGCAAATATTGGCAAGGCCATTTTAGCTAATAAAGAAACAGGTGTATTAGATTATAGTGGCCTGAAGGTCAATAATGGTGCTGATAACATACCTATTACTGATGAACAATTGCCTACGGTAAAGGCGGTGATTGTCCATGAGTAGTTTTATACGTTGGAAAGAGGTAAATATTTTAGGATATTTACCTTTCTTTATTAGCCGATCAGAAGAATTCAAGGTGCTAAATGATGCGGATAGTCGTGAGCATGAAAGACTACGATTAGAACTCATTGAATTACTGAATCAATGTAATGTGCAAACAGCCACATATGCGTTATCAAAGTGGGAAGAATTTGTTGATATTACAGCAAATAAATACGAACTTGGTGATAGACGTAATCGTGTAATTGCAAAATTAAATAATTCTAATAGCAGCACTGAAAAATTCTTAGAACAGATAGCTAATAAATTTATCTATGATAAGTCAGCAGATATCACTCCGCTTAACGAAAAATACATGATGGATTTAAATTATACGAAGGATATGTGTGATAACTTAGATGATCTATACAAAGCTATTGAAGAGTTCAAACCAGCACATATTGGTTATGTTGTATGGGAAGAACAAGAGGTTAACCAAAATTTAATTGTTAGCGCAGCAGTAGGCGCTCAAGAGGAAGTATTAATTGAGATGATTAAGCCTTTAGGCGAGGTTGATGTATCTAGCAATATTTTCTTTCATAATGCTATTGGTACAGAAGAAATTACAGTAATAGGAGGATAATATGGCACAGTTTCCAGGATTGAGTTTGACAGTCCAAGGTAATCGAATGATATTAAGGTCGTCAACAGGCAAGGTATCTGATAGATTGATTGTAACTAAAGCCGTTATTGGTGATGGACAATTGACTACAAGTATAGATGGCCTTACAGAAATCATTAGTAAAAAGTTAGAAATAGGACTAACGGAAGTTAAAGACATTAGTAATGGTCAAATGCGTTTGCAATTTAACTTTGACAATCGTACTTTAGAAAATGGATTCTATTGGCGTGAAGTAGGTCTATATGCAAAAAATGGAGATGATGGAGAAGAAAAATTAATCGGCTATTCAAATGCCAAAGGTCTAACATCATATATTCCAGATAAAAATAATACAATTCCAATGCAACGGTTAGTGATTGCATTAGGTGTAGGCGACAATCCTAATGTAGCTGGCAAAGTCGATTTATCAAGTTCTATTACAATAGAGCAACTTGAAAGTTATATCAAAAAACATAATGATGATACTAATGCGCATAATATCCCTACTCAAATTAGTAATGCTATGTCTAAATTAATGGGTGGGGATTTTAAAATTATATTTCCTCTATATGACAAAGATACAAGTGAGCTCTTAGGAAGTGATACAAGCGGTGATTGCATTATATTTGGTTCTGCAAATAAGTGGATGATGGTTGATACATTTTGTTATGAAAAAAATGCAAGTAAAATAATTGAATGTTGCAGTGAAAATAATGTTACAGAAATTGAAACATTGTTAATTACTCACTATCATTCTGACCATTTCGGAAACATAGAATACATTTTGAAGAATTTGAAAGTAAAAAAGGTCTTGGTTCCTGTTGACCCTGCATTGTATTTTACGACTGGTGTGAAATATTCTTATAATCCTAATGGATATCAAACTATCATCGACGCTTGTAATAAATACAAAGTGCCATATGAGATTTTAGAGAGTAATCGAGATTTTTCATTTGGCGATGTGAGTGACCCTGTAATAGTGAATCTTATTAATTGCAATGCAGAAGATAGAGAATGGGCAAAATCAATTCCAGACTATAATGAAGGCTCTATCGTTACTAAAGTTAAATATCGAGATTCTAACATTGTATTGTTAAGCGACCTTAGTATTTATGGGCAGTCAAGACTATATGACTTAGGTTATTTTAATGAAACAATAGATTTGCTAAAAGTAGGACATCACTCCATTACACAAATTAGTGAAAATATGGTAGGAGTACTCAATCCAAAATATGCGGTTATTCCGTTGTCATGGGATTTGTATAAGGCGCAAGACGTATGTAGATTTAATACTATATCCACATTATCCAAATATGGTACAAAAAACTATATTACATCAGAGCAATCTAAACATATCTTATTTGCGTATTCGAAACAAAAGTTATTGCCTATAAGTGGTTTAAAAGCAGTGAGTAGTCGCGCTTTAGGTCAGTATAATATTGACGTATGGGTAAATAAGACAGCAGGCTTTAAAAGTGAAGCGACAGGGTCTAAAGATAAGCCATTTAGTAGTGTGTTTGACGCCATGGCTTGGATATACAGGCATTTAGATGTAGGACAAGGATTTGTGATGCATGTAGCAGCTGGCGATTATACAACGGATATGGATTTAACTAATTCGAGAAATTTAAGATTGAATCTGTTTGGGCTGCAAGGTATGGAAATTAAAATTGTAGGTGCAGGGAAAGAAAGTACTTTTTTACCGCCAGTATTCATATTAAATTGCAATAGAGTGGCAATAAATGATGTAACGATAAGTAAACTTGCAAATGCCGATTCTTATAAAGAAGCTATTCGTATTGATAGTGGTAGTTACGTTTGGATTGGAAATGTTAATATTGCCACTGATGTAACTAGCATAAATACTGTATATGCGATTAATAATTCCACAGTAAAATTATCAAATACAACTCATTCAAATACTGAAGCATCAATATCGGGTCGGTCAAATTCAACTATTATTGTTGAAGGAAACACTAGTATAGATGCTACTAGAGTAGCATTTAATGGTGATAATTCAGTGGTAATTATCACAGGCAATAGTAGTAGTGACATTATTAATTATGCAAGCACTCCCAAAATTGCATCATCCGATGTCATGACACGAATTAATCCAGGCGTGATTAAAATAGAATCAAGTAAATGGAAGGGTGTTCGTGAGTATGGGGACGGTTTTGTAGAGGCATGGGGTATAGCTAGTTTTAATAATAATAATAAAACTACCGTTAATTTGCCTATTCCGATGAAAATTATTAGTGCGAGCATTCAAGACATTGAATGGGATGAAAATTCAACAAGTGTAAGTTCTAAAAATTTTGCAGTAGTAGGAAATGAGAGTAATACTACAACACTCGTCATTGTTGCAACAGGAAATGTAAACAAGGATGATGTTCTTTGGTATGTGAGTGGGATTAAGGAGTAATAAAATGGTAGGGACTAAATTTGAAAAACCTCTTTCTGATTACGAAGGGTACAAGGCATGCGCTGATTGGGCTAATCAAAATCAGTGCATAATGATGGACAAGGGCGAGTATTATGAGTGTGTAAAGGCTCCTAATTTCACTAAACAAGAACAAATCCATGCAATTAAGATGGAATATGCGCCACGATTTCAGTCGTTGGAAGAAGCGCAACGACGACTACTATTATTAGGAAAGTCAACAGATGCGTTGAGCAAACAATATATAAAATTAAATTCTGAAATGACTGCACGTATTAAGGAGGTAAAATAATATGCCTAAATATATCGGTGAAAGTAAAATTCCTGTAATGGAATTCTGCGAATATTGCTGGGAAATCTTAAATGATGATGGCACTTGCCCTACAGAAGGATGCATTCATAATGACTTAATGGATTTAGAAGATGAAAGCGAGGCCGATTGATGTGGACGTGGCAATTCGAACTTAATGATATTCTTACCACATTGATTATTGTCGGTATGGTTGCCGGGTTCTTGTATAAGTGGGTTCTATATCCTGTCATTTCAAGGCATGAAGATGCTAGAATGCAGGATAATTTATTATTCAACGAGCGGATGAATACGTTAAATGAAACACTTGTTGAATTGAAGAATGAAATTAAACTTTCGCGAGAGCAACGCATTAAATCCTACACCGAACACATTAAATTATCGGCGAGGGTAGATAATATCGAAAGTCATGTTGATGAGTTAAAGGAGGCCTTTCATGAACATACCACCGAAGCTCATTAATACAATCAAAAAAACTTATAATTCTATACGAATAGCCAATATACACCCTACAGGAATGTGGGCAACAAGGGCACTAGTACTAACCATGCTAGTGCCTATTTTATTGGTCGTAATGGAATATATCATGAGCTTTGCACAGGGGCATGTCAGCGATGATATGAACAAATTGATTAACGTAGGGATTAATATCATTGACCATATCTTCATCCCCAGTGTGTTAACTGCATTAGTTGGATTTCTAGCCTTGTGGATTGACAAGGACGGAAACGGGATTCCAGATAAATTAGAAGAACCTCCTAAAATTCCGCCATTATTTAATGAAAGGAGCGATAAAAAGTGAGAAAAGGATTTGATATATCGGCGTGGCAAGAGGGCCCCTATGGTGGCCCTTATTTCGATGTAGAACGCTTTCAGCAGGCAAAAGCTGAAGGCAATGAATTTGTCATTATTAAACTAGGGGAATCATTCCAGGTTGATGAATATTTCAGCCGACACATAACGGCTGCGTTAATGGCTGGCCTTGATGTGGGCGTTTACTATTTTAGTCATGCTTATGACGAGGCAACCGCGGAGCAAGAAGCGGAATGGATTATTAACACTTTGGCCGAATATGGCTATGTTGATTACCATTTGAAAGCTGGGATTTGGTACGATTATGAAGAACACAGACAATTACGTAATTTAATCAATGCTGGTGCTTTAACGTCGCAAATGATGACGAATTGTATGAGTCGGTTTGTCAATCGATTATGGCAAGCAGGGCACAGCTTTGTAGGCGTTTATAGCGGATACTCCCTTTTGTGGGATGAAACATTTGCATACAGTCAGATGCCTAGTGTTCCTGTTTGGTGTGCACAATATCTATCCAATGAATGCGACTATCCGAATGTTAAAATTTGGCAATACTCCGATAGGGGCATTGTGGCTGGTTTAGAAGTCGATGTGAATTATATGTATTGATAGTCTTGGGGGTTAGTCCTTTACAAGAATATTAAATCAGTATAGAATATGTGTAGGCAAAAGAGTGAAGTAGACATGACATGTTTACACGCAAAACAAAAAGACGGTACTGGCGGTACCGTCTTTTTTATGCTCGTTGCTTTACGAATTTCTATCGAGCCATTTGCAAATATAGTGGCAAATTATACCTGCTATGATAGAAATTAAGAGTGAAATAAACATATCTAACACATTTACACCTCCTCTCTGTTGCCAGATTGGAGAAAGCAACGGCTTAATTATATCATATAGAGCACCCTTCTAGGGTGCTTTTTTTGGAGGTAACTATGTATGCTAAGATTAAAAAAATTACTGAAAGCTATCCTTGGGTTGTGGCTGCTATTATTGCCATTGTATGCATCACCTGTATATGGTTCATCACCGAACAGCGAAGTCATATTGACACAACAGGAATTCGCAACGCTGAAACAGAACTACAACGAAGTGTTGACTACAATCGACAATCAACTGACTACAATCAACGAATTAGAACAGCAGTTGAAAATAGCCAAACTTTCAACGAGCGAATCGAATCAGCAGTTAATCGAAGCGTTGAATCTAATCAACGAACAGAGGAAGCAGTTGACCGAAGCACGGAACTTGCTACAAGCGCAAGAGAAGATGCTGAACGAGCAAAGAATCTCATTAGCGAAAGCAGAAGCATACTTGAACATGCAGAAAGAAGAAATGAAGAAAACCAAATCAAAACTACAGAAAAGCACACTCCTTAATATTGGCTTAGGATTGGTCAGCGTGTACGCACTGGCTCATAAGTGAGGTGATCTATATATCTCCCTACCACACAAGGGTGGATGTGTGGAATATTAAAAGATTAACGCAAGATTATCGCACGATTAAATGTAGGTAATATCTACATTTGTTCTGAATTTCTCACGATTCATAGCACGATTTCAAAAGATTGGCGCAAAATAAAAAGGCTACTAACTTAGATAAACTCTAGGTTAGTAGCCTTTTTTTTTGAAAAAAATAAGTAATTATTGAAGAAAACACTTGATATCGTACCGCATATATGGTACAATGTATACATAAGGAGGTGATAAGAATGGACATAATAAAAGAGCTAACAAGCTTGATTAATGAATTAACGCTACTGACACTAGCGATGATAATTCTAAAGCTTGTTAGCAAAGAAAAATAAAAAGCTAGGCGGGTGAAAGCCCCGCCACCTTTTCAACACTATTGTAAATCAACGAGGTGAATTATGCAATATATAACAATGCTCATACAAGGATTAGAAATAATTGTAAATATAACAACTATAATTGTGCTGGGGTTAGTGGTTAGAAACTTACTCGGAAAGAGGGAGGGGTAAAATGAATCCGTTAGATGAAGTAATGACATTAGAAGAGGCGGCTGAAAGATGGGGGAAGTCTACGGACTCCCTCCGTCAAGCCTGTGTATCAAGACATGGAAAGCCACCACGATTTGAAATAGGAGTGGAAGCTAAACAGTCTAAACGAATTTGGTTAGTTACACGGGAAGGCATGGAACGGGTGTATGGAGGAGAAAAATAGATTATAATAGAGAGAACAATATAATTGAGGGGGAACATGATATATTAGTGGCAGAGCAATCGACCGTAAAAAATATTGCCACCATTTTGCCACCATATAATTATATAATGTCTTAAATACTTGGAAATCTAGGCATAGATGAAATGTATCCCACCCTCTCCGCCATTCAATTTTATACTTATAGTATCAAAAGCAGTATTACTGGTCATTTGACCGGCCGCTTGGCTATTGCCATTCTGAGTTGGGCGACTAGTAGTACTGCTTTTTTGTATGCT